TAGGATTGTTAGTCATAATTGATCTCCTTGGTTGGTTATATTTAAATTATTTGGCCTTTTTTCCCCATCATGCCAAGGATGCTGTCTGGTTATGAATGTTCCCTATTCATCATATAGATCAGCCGAGAACGATAGCTGTAAGTCTAATATAAGTCGGTATATATATATCACACACAGGCACACAATACAAGAGATAACAAAGGTTAAGGATACCTACAACAACTCTCACATTATGTACCATTATGTATGATAACAACCAAATAATAACATATTAGCAATGAAACCTGATTACTCAGGCTCCAAAGCTAGCATTGCTTTCTCTACTTTAGCAGCGATTGCTGGGCAAAGTGCAATGATGTTTTGCAAGTTATTCTGATAGGCCTGTGTTACTTGCCTCTTAGAATGTACAGGCTTCTTTAGCATACTATTCCAGCCACTCTTTGTAGGAGCAACTTCTACTTCATCTAGGTATGCTTCTGTTAACTTGTTGATACGCTTCATTGCATCAGCTGATGATACTAGGCAGAACTGATCTGTACTTTTAGCCATGTTTACACCTCCTTGTGTATTTTATTTAGACTATTATTATTTCTTTAGATCAAAATTATTTTACAATTTAAAATCAAAAATAACCTTTTTGAGAAATCAAAAACCCCACGATAGTGGGGTACTACTATATATAAAGCCACACGATAAAATGCTATAATTTTTAAAACCTTTTGGTAATTTCTAAAATATAGGTTATATTACACAGTTAGCAATCTTAGGATTATCACCCTTTAAGTACACTTGCAATAGTTCTGCTTCGAGGGTCAGAAGTTGGGTTGCCCCCTCATATAGAGGTTCAGGATTCCCCCGACAGTTAACAGAAATTGTCTTGTTATAAATCTAAGTATGGGAGCAATGACTGGCTTAGAGGAAGTTCAAGGTTAAAGCTCGAAAAAAAGACTCTCCCGTCTTACAGGGAGAATTACACCCAATACAGAGGAGCTACCATGAAGACATACAAGTTAAAGATTATATATAATCCTGATACTGATGATATTGAAAGTATTGAAGAATATGTTGAAGATGATACACCAGTATTTGAGGTTGGAGATATGATGTTTGAAGTTCCTGAAGAATTACGTAAATATTTAGAAAGTGATATATTAGGCCTTGCTTAGGTCAACCGCCCCCTTGGCAGGGGGCTTTGATATATGAGATATTATAAAGTAAATAAGATACAGCATACAGTATTTGAATCAATCGAGGAAGTCCCAGAAGATATTACCTTTCTTAGGGACTGGAGGGATAGTCACGTAGGTGACTGGGTATTAGCTGATGATGGATGCATAATCCAGATTCTAAGAAAAGGTAAAATGGTTAAGCCTGCAGGCAAAAACCGAACTATACATTACGTGGGAACATGCACAGGTACGTTTGTCGTGTCCCCAAAGAACAAGATGGATACGTCTAGGCGTATAAACATATACTCAATAGGAGGTGGAGTTGAAAGAGACAATCAAATTTCTGAAAGAACTAGTCTTAATACAAGGGAAGAGCTTTTTATTCAGTACTGGTCAAAAGGTATGGCAATTGAGCAAGCTTACATTAAAGCTTTTCCAACAAATAATCCAGGCTATGCTAAGGTTCGTGCAGGACAGCTGGTCAAAACTTCGAGGATAAGAACAGCTATGAAAGAAGAATTAAAGCCTATAATGAAAGAACTAAGCATTGATGAAAAGCTTGTTCTAAAAGGCATTAAAGATGAGGCATTAACAGCAGAAAAACCAGATACCAGGCTAAAGGCTCTATTTAAGCTGGCTGATATTATGGATTTAGAAGATAAGAATAAGACCACCGTAACGCAAGTCACAGGGGCTGCGTTTCAAATGATAAGCGACAGCGAATATGAAGAAGTAAAGGATCGGCCAAAGGAGATAAAATAATGGCAAAGAAAACAGATACAGTCCCTGCAATGTTAACACCAGGGGAGGTTGTTTTGAATAAAAAGCAACAAAATAAATTAGGGAAGTTAGTTGGAGCTTCTGCTGATAAAATTTTTAAGGCTATTGATGTGCCTGGCTTTAAGGGAGGCGGCAAGGTAAATAGCATAATGGATAAGTTTATAGAAGAAGAATCACAAAGCATTATTCAGGGATTTGAAGATGGTGGATATGTTAAGGATGAGTATGTTACACGTGAGGATGTGTGGAAACATTATAAGAGAAACGGTAAGGATGTTCCTGAAGAACTACACATAATTCCTGAGGATCATAGGACTTTACCTCAAGGGACTATTGATGAGGTAAATCAATTACTACAGCGTGCTTTTGATAAAGATATCCAACCTTATTCGATTACCAGAGACCATGAACCTCTAGGCAGTGCAGGAAGAACAGGAAAGTACAAGTATTTAGGCTATCCAGAGGGCTATTCGGGGAGTTTAGATGAACAAATAAATCGAACCCAATATTATGATAAAGAAAAGTTTAATCAGCAGTTGAAGAATGATCCTAAAGGTGATAAACTTTTTACTGATATCAAGGAAGGTAGAGAGATATTAGCTATTGTAAAAGCTCTGAAATCAGGACAACAGAAAGCTGACTATGGATCTCAGTATGGGACTTATCCAGCTGCGCATGGAAGTCAATTAGATCCATTCCATACAGAAGACTGGTATGATGTTACTGGATATGGTAGTAAAAAAGGAAGACCTACAGCTACAGTAACAGGTGTGCAAGAAAAGAATAAAGGAGGCAAAATAGAAAAGAGGGATAAAGTTTTTGATAAAGTCAAAGGATATGAAGAAGGTGGATTGGTAAATGTTTTAGATTCAAATTATGGTCAAAATTATGGAGATTATGATACTGCAACAGGAAAGTTCACAGGCGTTCCTGATGAACTTCAATCACTTACCGCTTCAGGATTAAACCTAGATATACCAAGTGTTGGTGATAGTCCGTTTGATAAGGACCAATTAAAAGGATGGGAAGATACAAAATATATAGCAAAGGAACTTCAAAACCTATCAAATACACCAGGTAGTGAGGTTCAATCAAAGAAAGCTCAATACCTTTTAGGAAGAGGAACATCAGATCTTAGTTTTATAAGACATGGAGAACATTCTTTTACTTGGGATGAAAATGAAGTTTGGAACCCATCTGAAGCAGGGTATACTATGGAGGACTATCGATCAGAATATGGTGTCGAAAAGCTTTCAGAAGGAGGAAGAGTTGGAGATCAATCTTTAGAGCAAGAAGAAAGAGAAGCAACTGTCTTAGACTTATTTGACAATGAAGACGCTTTTTTGACTGGAGGAGCTATAGATGCCAGTGATTATATGACCGATGATGATAAAAGGCCTGAAAGAGATCGTAAGACTGCGGCAGGATTAGTAAAACTTTGGAATGTAGAGCAAAATACTATGCCTTATATAAGGGAGTGGTCTTTTGAACAATGGATAGATTCCAAATTTAACAGTCCAAGCAAGGGTAGCGGATTCCATCAACTAATGGATAGTGCGACTAGACCTTTAAATGAACTAGATCCTCATTCATTAGAATCTCAACCTTGGATAAGAGATATGGCTGTTGATTATTTTACTACATATTCAAGCTTCAATCCAGAAACTATGGCTAAAGAATATGCTGCAAGCGGACTATCTGGATTTAGTTCAATGAATAGATAATGGCGAATATAAATTCAGGTGATATCTCTAAGTTAGAACAGCATTTAGAACTAGCCAAGAAAGATTTAGTAGCTTTTGGAAAGCTATTTCTTCCTGATGACTTTAAAAGAAGTGAAACTCCATTCTTTCATTATGAAGTATGTGATTCATTAATGGATTATGATCAAAGACAATTAGCAGTTATACTACCAAGGGGCCATGGCAAAACAGTACTTACTAAATGCAATATATTACACGACTTTGTATTTTCAAAAGAACCCCTTTTCTATGGTTGGGTTGCTGCTAGTAGTAAAATATCTGTACCAAATCTTGATTACATTAAGTATCATCTTGAGTACAATGATAGAATAAGATATTACTTTGGTGACTTAAAAGGTAGAAAATGGACAGAAGATGATATTGAACTTAAAAACAATTGCAAGCTCATTAGTAAGAGTAATCTATCTGGTATTCGTGGCGGTGCCAAGTTACATAAGCGTTATGATCTTATTGTACTTGATGACTTTGAAGATGAGAATAACACAGTCACGCCAGAATCGAGGTCAAAAATATCCAACCTCGTTACTGCTGTCGTCTTTCCTGCACTCGAACCGAAAACGGGAAGATTAAGAATTAATGGGACACCAGTACATTATGATAGTTTTATTCAGAAAATATTAGTAGGTTACGAGCAAGCAAAAAAAGAAAATAAAGATTATTCCTGGAAAGTGATAACATATAAAGCATTATTAGAAGATGGTGGAGTATTATGGCCCAGCTGGTTTGGTCATAAGGAAATGGAGCGTAAAAAGAAGTTCTATGCTGATAGTGGGACTCCCCATAAATTTTATCAAGAATACATGATGGAGGTTCAGAGCGAGGAAGATGCTATCTTTACTAGAGATCATATTAAATTTTGGGATGGACAGTTTGTTAAAGATGCAGATAGTGGGCTATCATTTGTCGTACCTGAAGGTGATGATCCAAAACCATGTAATGTTTTTGTGGGTGTGGATCCCGCTACTGATAGTGCTAGAAGGAACTCTGATTATAGCGTCCTTATTGTTATCGCTGTTACTCCAGATAATAATATTTATGTTCTTGATTATATAAGAAATAGAACACTACCTGTACTGGGTGTTCCTGGTACAGAGAAGAAAGGTATTGTAGATTACATGTTTGATCAAGCTAGTTTCTATAATCCAGTTCTATTTACAATAGAAGATACAACAATGTCTAAGCCTGTATTTCAAGCTGTTAGAGCAGAAATGAGAAGAAGGAATGAATTTAATATTGCATTCAAAGAAGAGAAACCTGGTAATAGAATGAGTAAGAGAGATAGAATACAAGAGATATTAGCACAACGATTTGCTGTAGGGCAGATACATATAAAGAAAACTCACTATGATTTACATAGAGAGATTACAACATTCGGTCCACGTATGGCTCATGACGATACTATAGATGCATTAGCATATGCTTGCAAGTATTCGCATCCACCTCAAGGATTAGAAGAGTCAAAAGGATCATGGTATAAAAAGAAAAAGAAGCCTAAAAATTGGGTAGTAGCATGAGTAATTATACTAAATTAACTCCAGATCAAGAAAAATTTATGAATCAGGTTGATAGCACTTTTTCAGCTTGGTTAAAAAAGCAGCCAAATGGACTTGGAAATATATCTGAGCGTGAACTCTATGCTGCATTGTTAATAGAAAATCCTGGACTATCAAGAAGTGCTAAGAGTGGAGGTCGTGTATATCAAGGAGCTTTTCAAATGGATCCCAGAAAATATATTCCTCCAACAGGAGTTCCTTTTCTTGATGTAGGATGGCAGACTGAAACATTCTTAAATCAATTCTCAAAAAAGAAAGCTGATTATGGCAATAAATATACAAATATAAATCCAGCATTATGGAGCTATTTGAGCTGGCAACAAGGTCCTTATGGATCTGAGGTTATACTATCTAGCCACTCTAGAGGAGGAGGAATTTGGTCTGGGACTCGAGGAAAATTAGCTATAGATCCTAAAACTGGTAATTATATTAAAGTTTCTGAAGATAAGGATAGGCCTGGGTATTTAAGAAACATGTTTAAAAATATGAAACCAAAAACTCAAACTAAGTTCTTAGATTATGTTGAAAGTCAGGGATATATTACACCTACCACTAAAAAGAAAATTTTAACTAGGAAGATTACATCTGCAGAAGCTAAAAAGAACTTTTATGAAAAGATGGCTTTAGATCCAAAGGCAGGTCAGGATCCAGCATTAATTAATTTCTTTGTAACTCAAAAAATGGACAGATGGAACCAAGCATTACTTGATGCTGACAAACTTTTATCTAGAAACTCTAAAATAACAGGACAAGGATTTAATGTAGGATCTGGTATTATTACCAACCCAGGAGTTGTAAAACCGTAATGAATAAAAATTTAAAATCAAGTAGCTACAAACCTTTTACATTAGATACAAAAGAAAAGAAAGATACTTCGCTTGTAGATAAAATGAATTTTTTAGGATTAAAGCTTCCAGAGTCAAGTTTAGATTTTGGAAATTTTAAAGTGGATACATCAGCATTTGACCTTATAGGCAAATCTATAGTAAGGGATTATAGCAATCCTGCAAGATTAAATAAAAGTATAAGTAGGGATATTAAAGAGGCTTATTATTCATTAAGTTATGATAACCCTTTAGATTCTTATAGTTTAAAATTAGAAAAAAATACGTCTATGGGGGATCTTCCTATGGACTACAAATTTAGTTTATTATTGGATTTTTAGGAGTTTAAATGGCAAAGAAAAAAGCAGATAGAGTTAGACAATTATATAATCTATCTAACAACTGGACAAGAAAACAATGGGAATTAGTAAATCAAAAAGGATATGATTTTGCTCATGACCAACAATTAACTCAAGAAGAAAAAGATGCATTGAAAGATCAAGGCATGCCTACATTTACTATAAACAGGATATTACCTGTAGTAGAGATGTTAAATTTTTATGCAACAGCACAGCAACCGAGATGGCAAGCTGTAGGAACAGAAGGTTCTGATAGTGATGTAGCTGCAGTATTTTCTGATTTAGCTGATTACATATGGAATCTTTCTGATGGAACTACTTTATATGCTAATGCTATAAATGATGCTATATGTAAGGGAGTTGGTTATCTTTTAGTTTCAGTTGATAGAAATATGGACAATGGAATGGGAGAGGTTGTTGTTCAGCAGCCAGAACCATTTGATTTATATGTAGACCCAAAGTCTAGGGACATGCTCCTCAGAGATGCTGCTTACATTCTTATCCGCAAGGTCCTTCCTAAAAATCACCTTAAAAAGATATTTCCTAAATTCACAAGGAAAATAGACAAGGCAAGTTCTGATGAGCAGTCCCAAAAATCTTGGACACTTAGAGCAATGGGAGATACAGAGCATAAATTGTTTAGCTATAATGACAGTGCTGAACAAAGCAATATGGGAATTAAACCTGAAGGCGAGATGGATGAACTTGTTGAGTTCTTTGAGGTTTATGAAAAAGTAAAAGTTCCTTATGTAAATGTATTTTTTAAAGTTCCTCCTTCAGAAGAAGAAATGAAGGCTATTACAGAACAAGTAAAAGTTAAAATAAAAGAACTACAAGCAGAGCTCCAAGTTAAACTATTAGAACAGCAAAAACAAATGGAGCAAGCTGTTCAATCAGGAGAAATGATACCTGAAAGATATGAACTTGAAATGAAGAAAGCTCAAGAAATGATGGCTGCACAATTGGATGGAGCAAGGCAACAATATATGAGTGATCTTCAAGCAAAAGCTTCTAAAATTGAAAATCAAGTGATATCAGAAAAGGAATTTAAAATTATTTCTGAGAATGAGGAGTTTGCTAAAAATATTATAGATTCAATTAATTTCTTTGGAACTAGAATAAAACAAACTTGTGTTGCAGGAGATAAATTATTATATGAACAGGTTCTTCCTGAGACCGTAGAAGAATATCCTGTTGTACCTTTTCATTTTAAATGGACTGGTACTCCATATCCAATTAGTGCTGTATCTCCACTTGTAGGAAAGCAACAAGAGATGAATAAAGCACATCAAATTATGGTGCATAATGCTTCACTGGGATCAAGTTTAAGATGGATGTTTGAAGAAGGCTCCATCGATGCAGAGCTATGGGAAAAATATTCAGCCGCTCCTGGGGCTCTTTTACCTGTGCGGCCAGGTGTAGAAAGACCAACCCCAGTGATGCCTGCTCCATTATCAAATGCATTTTTTAGTATAGTCCAGCAAGGGAAATCTGATATGGAATACTTAGCTGGTATCTATGCATCTATGCAAGGAGATACTCAGCAGCAACATGAAACATTTAGAGGCATGTTGGCATTAGATGAGTATGGAACAAGAAGAATAAAGCAATGGATGAAAAATGCTATTGAACCAGGACTAAAACAAATGGGTAAGGTAATTCAACAATTCTCTCAAGCTGTTTATACTGCAGAAAAGAGATTCAGAATTATCCAGCCAAATGCTATTGCAGAAGGTAAAACAGTAGATATTAATGTACCTATCTATAATGATATGGGAGAAGCTATTGGGAAATCTATGGATTATTCTAGTGCTAAGTTTGACATACGAATAGTAGCTGGATCCACATTACCTGTAAATAGATGGGCATATCTGGAAGAGTTAAAACAATTAATGCAACTTGGAGTTGTAGATGATATAGCAGTTTTAGCTGAAACAGATTTAAGAAATAAGGAGAATATTGTCAAAAGAAAATCATTATACTCACAACTACAAGGCCAGGTACAACAATTATCCGAAGCTGTTAAGGATAAAGAAGGCACTATTGAAACGCTTGAAAGACAATTGGTACAATCTGGCATTAAAGGTAAAGTCATGCAAGCAGAAATGGAGCTGACAAAAAAGAAAGAACAAGCTAAAACTAGAACTGAAAAAGAGTTCTTGCAAACCCAAGCAGAACAGAATAATCTGCGAGGAGCACTTCAGAATGTAGCCGATCTTCAAAAAGGTAAAATGGAAAATAATTTAAAGCTTTTTGAGAAACAGTTGCAAATGAAGGACAAAAATGATTAGATTACGATAAAGTTTTTTAACTAAAAGGAGAAGAGATATGTCTGAAGAACAAACCAAAGGTAACCCAGAAATTGGTATGCAAGGCGATTCTATAGAGGATGCCGCAGCTTCTGCTGAAGTAAAGCAATCAGGATCTGGCTCTGATGGATTTTTTGAGGCGTTAGAGAACCAAGTAAATGGTGCAATACAAGACGACACTGAGGTAACCCAAAGTCAACCAAGTGGCTCCGAACAGGTAACCCACACTAATAATGACCTTGGCTCCAACAACGTGGACTGGGAAAATGATAGCAACCCGTACAAAAAACGATATGCAGATAGCAGTCGTGAAGCTGTCAGAAGAGCAGAAGAATATAAGGACTTAGAGCCTTTTGTTCCAGTTCTTAATGCAATGAAAGAGGATAGCGGTTTAGTAGAACATGTTAGAGAATACCTAGTAAATGGTGGTCAGCCTGCTCCATCTATTCAAGATCAACTAGGCATTGATGAAAACTTTGAATTTAATCAAAGTGAAGCAATGTCTAATCCTGAATCAGATAGTGCAAAGCTAATGAATGCTCATGTCGATGGTATCGTTAAACAGAGAGTTAATACTATGATTGAATCTGAAAAAGAAAGAGCTAATCAAGCTCAAGCTAAACTTCAGAGGAAAAAAGAGGAACTTGAGTTTAAAAAGAGAAACAATATGACAGATGAGCAATTCGAAGGTTTTCTAGAGAAAGCTAAAACACATATACTAACTTTAGATGATGTGCATGTGATCTTAAATAAGGATCGTGTTGCTGCAAATACAGCACAATCTACAAAAGAAGATATGTTACGTCAAATGAAGAGCGTTCAAAACATGCCTGCATCCGCTAGTGGAGCCAACAGTCAAGGAGGACAAAAGAACCCTGATGATGATATATTTGATGGGATTTTAGGCCTTGACGGTGGTGTAGATAACTTGTTCGGATAGGTAAATTTAAAAACAGCCTACTCCGAACTTAACCAAACTCTACTTGAAGGTGCATTGTGCACAGTTGATAGAGAGTAAAACGAATAGGAGTATACAATGGCTGATATATTGTATAGCGGTGGGAATGATATCGGTAGCTTTACCGATGTCGCTGCCCCAGGTGCCCCTACAGGGTACTCGCCAGGCACTGACGTTGATACTGGTGACCTCCGTAGAAAGTTTAATTTCGGAGATCGAGTATCAGAGTTAGCACTGGCACAGGATCCTTTCTTTAGGTTTGTTAGCATGGTTGCTAAAAAGCCTACCGATGATCCACAATTTAAATACACAGAAAAAAGAGGGTCTTGGCATAAAAGATATGCTTACCCAGTAGGATTTTCACACGATGATACTACTTATGATATCGATGGATCGATTCATAATGATGTTGAAGGAGTTTTAGATACCGAAGGTGATCAGTTTTGGGTGAAAATGGCTGGAGATTACAAGACTGCTGGTAATGTACAAAATATAGCTGGGCAAACAGGAACCGATATGACTATCGGAGCTGAAGGAACTCAGCCTAATTTTTACTTGCCAGGGCAATTAATCAAAATCAATATTGCTTCTGCTGTTTCAGGCGAAGCAAAGGATTATGTTATTGCTAAAATTGAAACTGTTGATGCTGTAGCTGGTTCTAGTACTTTTAATACTTCAACTACAATTGAATATGTTAAACTTAAGTGTAGAGTAGTAAGACCAACAACTCTAGGAGCAGGTAATGTATTTGTTCCAAGACTTGCAGCTGGCGGATCTTCAGAAAATCAGTTTGGTATAGCTAGTCATTATTTAGCAGGTGCGGCTACAGTTCAAGATAATGCTGGTAATGTGACCCCTCCTCAAGTTATAGAGGAAATAAGAAGTTATGTTGTAGGTACAACCTTTGATAAAGGTACTGGTTACCCAGAAACCTGGAAAGACCAGCCTTACTCAACTGGATACGGGCAAACTCAAATCTGGAAAACATCCATGGCTATGGATAATACTGATAGAGCAACAGTTCTAAAGTATGAAGGTGATGAGTGGGCAAGAATCTGGAAAGAGAAGCTTATCGAGCATAAGTGGGATATTGAGCAATCTTTGCTTTTTGGAACACAAAGTGATACTTACAGAACAACCCAAGGTGCTGTAGATTTTGTACTAAGTAAAGGTAACATCTTTACTTTAGATACTGCAACCAAGACTCAAGATGATTTCTTGGATGATATGTCTGCTTACCTTGATCCTAGATACAACAATAGCAGTGCTACTGTTTTCTTCTGCAGTACAGATGTTTACAATTGGCTGCATAAGTTGAGCGGATACTTCCAAAACAATCTTCAAGTTAGTCCTAATCATACAGCTGATTTTGCTGTAATGGGCAAGAAGAATGTTATGGGTCTTGGGGTTACAACAATATCTACAGTATATGGTGATATGAATGTAGTAAGAAATATTCACTTAGATGGAACTAAAATTAAGATTCTAGGTATGAATATGAAATATTGCTCTTATAGGCCATTAGTAGGTAATGGAATTAATAGAGATACATCAATCTACGTAGGAGTTCAAACTTTAGAGAACTCTGGGGTCGATCGTAGAGTAGATCAGATACTTACAGAAGCTGGTATGGAATGGTCAATGCCTGAATGCCACGCTATCTGGAAAGTATAAGGAGGTATATTATGGCAAATCCAATGTATGGACAAAATAAAGCTGATGGTGAATTAGCAAAGGTTGCTGATAGAAGTTCCTATATAGGATCTATATCTGCAACTGGCACTATCGATAGTACTAAGGTTAGATGTATTGAAATAGTTGGTGCTGGATCTGGAGCTATTGCTGTTACTGGCGTGAAAGGTTCTGACTGGAAAGGTCAATTTGTTACTGTTATTGATATGAGTACGTCTGGTACAGATGCTCATACAGTTACTATAACAAATGGAACCTGGGATGGCACTAATAATACAATAACTCTTAATGCTGCAAAGGAATTTATTTGTTTTTATTTTAATAATTCTGGAGTGGGTACTATTATTGAGAATGTCGGTTCTGTCGGCTTATCATCAGTATAAGGAGGTAGATAATGGCGATAAAATACTGGGTAGCTGACAATCCTAATTCTGAGATCAATGACACTAAAGCACAGAAGTTAGCTGAATTATCAGCAACTACTGCCTCTTTAGCGGACCTAGATAATATAGCTAGCTCTGCAGCAACTGCAGCAGAGAGAGATTATAGGACGATGGTAGTTGATTGCGGAAATGCTGCGGGATCTGGATCTGTCTATGCTGTTATTCCTTATAACTGTAATGTGTTAACAGCACATTTAGTATTACAAGGAGCAGAAAACGGAAGCGGTACCTATGGGCTTGCTTTAGAAAATAATGCTAGTACAGCAATGGGTAGTGGTGCTTTTACAGTAGCTACCTCTGCAGCTGCTGGCACTATTTATAGTGTGACACCTGCAACTAATAATTCTTTTACTGCTGGTCAGAAGATAGAATTTTTAAAATCTTCTAGTAGCGGTGGAGGAACCCCTGGTTTAATGGTGACATTAGTTCTAGAGCTGACTTAGTAATTGTTAGTTATATAAAATAATTCCAACCCCCTAGTGCTGGTCTTCTTCTTCACTGGGGGGAAGGGATTTAACAAAAAAGGAATTAAATGGCAACATTTGAAGCACAAGTAGAAGCAATAACAGGGATAGCAATAGAATCTGCTGAATCAACCCCTACTCAAGATGAATTAACAGAATTTCTTAAAGATGGGGTTTTAGATGTTACTCAAAAATGGCTATCTGCATATCCTGAAGATATGGAGTTATTTGGGAGAGAAACTTCAACTAGCGATGCACAAGGTGTTAGTGTTGGTGGTGCTAAAATTATACATGTTATAAGAGAAGCAGGTGCTGATGGAAGTACTGATGGGTCTACTGCATGGGAACCCTGTTCGCAAATACCAACTTCAATGCAATCTAAAGTTGTTGATAAAGATAGTTTATTCTATGCTTCAGCATTTAATCCTGTTTATACAGTAAATAGCGATAAAACTATTAATGTATATCCTGTCCCTTCAGCGAACAATGGATTTAAAGTGTTTTATGTTAATGAAGAACCTAGAGATATTAGCAATAATACTAACTTAATTTACTCTCATTCAAATATAAAATACTTTCCTAATGATAAAGTTAGATTAGTAGTTATATATGCTTCAATGAAATCTATACAGGCTAAAATGAGTAGTATTGAAATGGGTGTTTATAAATCAAGCCTTGCTATAGCTCTAGATGATATCCCTGAATTTGAAGACTATGTTGGTCCCAATGCAATAGAGACTGCTAATGCATATACTGTTGACCTTTCAACTATATCTGAGCATATACCTGAATTTGTTAATCCTTCAGGTGCAAGCGGAACTGATATTTCTGGAGTTGCATGGTCAACTGCATATCCAGCAAATCAAAATGAAATTGATAGTTTTACAGATATAGCAAGTGGGTCTGAAGGGAAGATAATTGTAGCTTTAAATAAAATATCAAGTTTAATTGATCAAAGTGGTAGTCATGATGCTATAAATGTATCAACATCATTACTTGATGCTACAACTAAGCAATCAACTTTATTAGATGAAGTAGTAGATGAAACTATAGATCCAACTGCTTCAAGTGTTTTATCAGGAAGATTTCAAGAAATAAAAGATGCTATTGATAGAGCTAAAGCATTGTTATCAAGTTCAAGCACCCCAGCTAATGTTAATACACATTTAGATAACGAAGATCCAGAAATGGTAATGCAAACTTTAGCTGCAGTTGAAGCAGAATTAAAAGTAGCTGGAAATGTAAATGCAGAATTATCATTAGGTCTAAATAGTACTACAGCATTAGGTGCTCTTGTTGGGAGCTATTCCAATGCAATAGATTCTTATGTAAAGGAAGCCAATGGATATATTTCTGTTGTAAATACAAACTTAGCTATAAGACAGGGAAAGATTAGTGAATTTACAGCAATGGTAAATGCAAACTTGCAAGACTTTAATCAACAAAATTCAATATATCAAGCACATGTACAAAAGCTTGTAGCGAATGCTCAAACTGAATTAAATAGAGCTATTAAAAATGCTGACATGGCTCAGGCTGCTGAAATACAAACACTGACTGTGAAATTACAAGAACATGGAGCTTTGGTAAATTTATACAGTACTGAATTAAGTGGTCAGATACAAGAATATAATGCAGAACTTACAGAAAAAACAAATAATTATAATTGGCTGGCAGGAATCTTTACACAATTAGCTCAAGAATATGCAGCTGCATTTATTCCTGTTGGTAAATCGTTAGAAATACAAAAACAACAAGCAATGCGAGGAAATAGACGTGGCTAAAAGTATCTTATATAGAACTACTGCATCTATACAAGAGCAAATAGTAGCAAATGGAACTTATTACATGGATAGTGATGTAGGGCATCCTTTCACTTCTAACTCTAGAGCTTCTGAATTAGTCTTAGGAGGAGATAGAGTTGATTACGTTGCAAGTGCAGTTACAAATACATCAACAGTTATATCGATTGGAACTGGAAAAGATTTTTTATTTGTAAAATGTATTTCTGGTCCTGATGTCACTATATCATTAGATGGGTCAAATTATAATTTTATAATTACAGAAAATGAAGCATTTGTAAGTGAAATTGACTCTAGTGCTAATATAAAATTTAGGGGAAGTTCTTCTTCTGATTCTAAAGTACAATATTTTACGGGGACTTAATGGCTGTAGCTAGAAGAGCAGTATATAAAACAACAGTAAAGATTTTTGATACAGCAACATTCGATCAATTTGCAAAAGGAACTAAAGTTCTTGCCGCCACAGATGCAGGAGGTACTAACTTAGAAACTATATACGGTGGAGGGGCTTCTGTGTCTTTGACAGCTGCTCAAGATGGCTCTCAAAATGCGGATGATGTACAATGGCATAACAAACAGAATAATAGATTAACTTGGGAGAGAAATGCAGTTAATTGGAATACATCTTCTCTTATTATAAATGAGCAATCTGTATCCACATCATCTATATTTCTTGTAGAATCATCTAGGAGTTCAAATTGTTTGTTCTTTGCAATAAAGAATACTGATACTTCTGGTAATATATTGGTTTCAATTGATAATGGATCTACCTTCCCTATTATTGTTTCACCAGGGAAATGTTTTGTAGGTAGACCTAATAGTAAGGCGTTAAATTTAATAAAGGTAAAATCATCAACAGGAACAGTAACATTTGAATATGTTATTGCTAAATAGGAATTTAAATGGCTAGTTTGTCTGGAAATACTATAAAAGGAACTTATTCAAGTTTATTAAAAACTAATGATAATAGTGCTATAGCAGGTACTGGTGCTACAGCTGATCAAATGTCTGATGGAGCTGGAAATACTACTCAACTTTATATTTCACAAACCAGAATGGGTATTGGTGCTTCTAGCCCTGCAGGAGTTCTTGAGATACAAAGTGCAAATGATGCTGGTGTACCTGCTTTATTGATAGATAATGATGATGTAGATCAATATGCATTAAAAATAGAAGCAGCGAATACAACAACAGATGCATTTTATATTAATTCAAGCAATACAACTGCAGATATTATTAGTTTAGCAGGATCAGCTTTAACAAGTGGAAATGGAATAAATGTCCGAATAAGTTCAACAGCTGGAGGAGGCGGAGCGGCTCTTAAAGTAAGACAAGATAGCACAGGTGATATTGTTCAACTATTAGATGGAACTACTGAAGTGGTTTCAGTTGTTGATGGAGGCAATGTAGGTATTATGACTACAGCTCCAGATAGAGCTTTAGAAGTAAATAATTCTGGAGGTAATTGTTTAAGACTTACATATAATGACTCTAATGGAAGTGCTACTTATTACACAGATTTTGGAGTAAGTTCTGCAGGTATATTAAGTATTACACCTATAGGGGATATAGTTACAATTACAAGTGATGGAAATACAAAATTACAAATATCTTCTTCAGCCACAGATGGAGATTCCTTAATTGGATTTAGCATTGACAATGGATCTAATTATATATATTCTCTAGGTGTTGATGATGGAGACAGCGATATATTTAAGATTATAGCAGGAGATAACTTTGATTCTGAGGCACAAGAAAGAATATGCATTACAGGAACAGAAGTAGTATTTAATGAAGGTAGTGCAGATATAGATTTTAGAGTAGAATCCAATTCAAATTCACATATGCTATTTCTTGATGCTGGGAATGACAGAATAGGTATAAATACAAATTCCCCTGCTGTAGGTCTTGATATCAGAACTCCTATTAATATCGGTGTAGATGATACAGGTCAGGATGTAAAATTATTTGGAGCTACATCTGGGTCATATATGCTGTGGGATGAAAGTGCAGATGCATTAATTCTAACAGATTCTACTCCTATTAATATTGGAGATAGTACTGATATGGCTATTTACCATGATGGCAGTAATTCTTATATAAAGCATAGTGGTACAGGAGAACTTAGAATAGGGACTACAACAACTGGAAAAGCTATATCTATAGGCCATACGACATCAGAAACTACAGTAAATGACAACCTTACTGTTACTGGAAATATAACAGCAGGAGGTAATGTTACTGTTACTGGAACTCTAGATCTAGGGGATACAAATATAACCAATCTAGGGAGTGTAGCACTTGATACAATTACTAATGATGGTACCGATATCACAATAGATTCAGGTGGAGATATTGTATTAGATGCAGGTGGAACACAAATATATTTAAAAGATGATGGGACTTTATTTGGAAGTTTAACAAATTCATCAGGCCAACTTGTAATAAAGTCAAGTGCATCTGACACTACAGCTATCACTATGAGTGGTGCTGATGTAGCTATAGCAGGAGATCTTACAGTTTCAGGTAATGATATAAAATCTTCAGGAGCTACTGCAATTACAATGTCTGGAGCAAATGTTACCCTACCAGGCAATTTAACGGTTACAGGTACATCTACAATAAATGGTCATGTTACTGTAGCACAAGATAAGAAGATATACTTTGATTCAACTGACACATATATATATGCTAATACAGACTCAGCAGAAGATTTGGTTATAGGTGCAGATGATAACATTATTCTTGAACCAGATGGAGAAGTAACCGTATCAGCAGGTAATCTTGCTTTAACAGATGGAAACTTAGTTATTACAGCTGCAGATCATGGTATTATACATACTAACAGTGGAACAGTTACTCAAGGCACAAATGCAACTACAGGAGTTACTTTAAATACTACATCAGGTGTTATTACCACTTATGCGGCTACTCTTGCTACAAATACTGAAGTGCAATTTGCTGTTACTAATTCTACAGTTCAAGCTGATTCAGTAGTTATATGTACAATGCAAGATGAAAATACAGATGCTAATTCTCATATATTAGTAACTACAAATACTATAGCAGGTGGGAGTTTTAATATTAATTTGTTTAATTGTGGATCTGGAACAGCATCAGCAACAGCATGTAAGATTCATTTTTTAGTTATAAATAATAGTTAAGGAGAAGAAGATGGAAAAAGCTAAAGAATATAAAAAAGAGGCAAAGAAGCTAGAAAGTCCTGAAATTAAAGAAGTAATCGAATCTCTAAAGACTCAATTAGAGCAACATCAAAAACAGTCTAAATATCATAGTGATATGGCATTAAAAGCTCAAGGAGCGATTGAAGTGTTAGCACAATTAGAGTCCGAAGAATAAGGAGAATTATGAAGGTACAAGAAATAATGGAAAGAGCAGGAATAAAACAGACTGGAAGAGCCATTGCATATATTAAAGATGCTTTGGCAGAAATAAATATGCTTGCTGAAACCCATATTAGAAGAGAAAGAATGGATATTACTGAAGATAAAAGATTTTATCAGATTCCAAATGAAGCTGTAAAAGTTATAGATATTCGATGTAAGAATCATTTAAACAATGAAGATATTTATAAAAGCATACCAAGAATGGTATATGAGCCAGATATAACAGATGCAGATGGAGAATAAATGAATACTAGAAAATATGCATATTATATAGAAGGAAATAAGATTGCAATAGTTGAAGAAGGGACTGGTCCTGGTGTATGCAGTCTATCTGGGTATAATAATAAAACAACTTGTGAGGCTGCTGGAGGTACTTGGACTCAGAATGCAACTACAAATGATGATGGCAAATATAAAAGTCCAGTAGCCACAATATCAGATGGTCTTGAAATAAAATATACTTATATACCTGAATTTAGAATAAATAATGTAGCAGATAAAGAACCTGGTGTTACAGGTTATGAATCTTCTAACGGATTTTTAAAGTTTACAGGAAGTGGTTTGTCTACAGATAGTGCTAATATTGATTATGTAGCAATAACAGGTTCTGACAAATGGAATGGAATACATAAAGTAACAACTTTTCATGTCAGTTATTGGATAACAGATACTAAATATAATGGTGCTGCTGTTACTGAAACTCCAGGGGCTGTATATACTGATGTCACTAAGATGGAAGATGAATCCTTTGAATTAGATCTACCAAGATACTTACAAAATGCAGTTGTATATTACTTAAAAGCAAAGATAATGGAAGATGCTGGTGATTTTGAGAAAATGTTATTATTTCAAAGAGAGTTTAAAAGACAAGTAGAAAAACATAGTGGAAGTAGAAAAAAAGGTCCATATAGAATAATGGGCTTTAAAGGAATGAGATAGTGTCTATTAGAAGATATAGTAGTGATGAATTAAGTAATATGCAATTAGGACAAGGTGGCTTTGATATGCTATCTACTACTGTAACAGATGTAACAGGCGATAACTTACAAGGTATTTGGATGACAGTTGCCAATAGTCCTAAAAATGTTGAATCTATAGCTTTTTATTCAGGAGCAAAAGTAAATGGCAGTGCTTTAGCTTCAGATGCTACTGTTACTTCATTTGATGTTGATAGTGGAGAGGCTGCTACTTCACGATTAGTTGCAGGTACTGTTATTTGGATGACAGATGATATAACTCCAGATGATGGTGACACAGAGTTAATGTTAATTACGAATGTTTCCTCTGATACTATTACCGTTGAAAGAGGATATTTGGGAACAACTGCAACCACACATGCTGATAATAAACTTATAGCAATATATAAAGAAGCTCCTGGGCTCTCTCATTGGGTGTCTATAAAAAGTGCATCTCAAGGGCCATCAAATGCATCAACAACAGGATTAATACAAGCTATTATGATAAATGAAGACAACTTCCAAGGAAAGACTGCAGGTGTTATAAATAAATGTCATCCCTGTCATATAACAACAGCAGATACATCAGATGGTGTAGATGCAAATACAATTGATGTAACTAGAAATAATTCTAATGCTACTATTCCTAGTGAGGGGATCGTATATGGAAGATTTACCTTGGTGTTCGCTGGGAATCCAAGTGCAAACAGTAAAACAAATTTAATATTAACAAGAGGATATAAATAATGGGACATAAAGGATTACATGAATTTACTGGAGATGAAAGTTCGAATTTATTTCTAGGACAACGAGGGTTTAAAATCTTAAACAATGATGAATATGAATGTGGAGTTGCAAGTTATGATTCTGTGGTTGGATTTGAAGATGTAGAGTATTTTGTTGCTTTAAAAGCTGTAGATGCTGATACTGAAGTTGAAGCTAGAACACTTGCTGGTGCCCCAGGTGATGATTTAACTACTAATGGTGGCACTTATGGTGGTAGTCATCCAGTTACTCTAGGTAATGGTGATATTGTATATGGCTGCTTTGATAAAGTAGAGGTTACTACCGCTGGATATGTAATAGCATATATAGGCAAGTAATGGCTAGTAAGGGATTAAAAACTTTTACAGGAGATGAAGCTTCAAATCTACTAGCAGGGCAATGTGCAGCATATTATTGGCATCCAGCTGGAGTAACAGCATCATCTAGAACTATTACTTGCGGTGAGGGTGATCTTGTAAATGTAGATTTTATATTTGCTATAAAAGCTCATCTTTCAACTTTAGATTCAGAGGTTGTTGCAAGATCTTTAATAGGCGATCATTTAAGTACAGATGGCACTTATGATACTAGTAAACCTATAGATATGATTGTTGGAGATATAATTTATGGGTGCTTTGATAAAGTTTTTACAAATGGAGATGGTGTTATATTATATTTAAAAATGAAATAATAGGAGAAAACATGTCAGTTAAAAATGTAGGGTTAATGGGTCTTGTTAAAATGACTCAGAAAATAGGAAAGGCTGTAAGTTCTGCTGTAAGTTCTGCTGCTAGTTATGCAGGTGGAATGAGTGGTGGAAGAAGTAGTAGTAGAGCTCCTGTAAAAAGAGCTATGGGAAGTGCTATGAAGCCTGGTGTTAAAGTTAAAAGCACAACTAGAAGGAAAAGAAGATAATGGAAGATACACTGAAAACAGTATCAGTAGGAATGGGAGGATCGCTAGCTAGTTGGCTTGAGATAGCTCCTCCTCTTTTCAGTGCACTAGCAGCTATAGCTACGTTGATATACATGGCTATAAAGATATACAAAGAGTTATAATAAAAGAAGAGGGCGTATGCCAAAACAAGATACGGGGGTTGTGAAGAGAGTAATAGTAACACCTGATAAACACTTCCCCTTGCACGACCAGAAAGCTATCAACTGCTTGAAAAAAACGATAGAGATTGTAAAACCAGATTCTTATGTTGATCTGGGAGATGTAGGAGAGTGGGAAGCATTCTCTGCTTGGAAGTTTAAAAGAAAGAAAGCACCTCCATTAGAGTATCTTATTGATGACTTTAATAGAGATGTCAGAGATGTGAATAAAGGGATGGATCAAATAGATGAGTCCCTTGATAAGGCAGGATGTAAAGATAAATATATAACGGAGGGTAATCATGATAATTGGCTTAATTACGCTGTTGAAAAGTATCCTTACATCCCACAATATAAATTCGCCAGTGCTGTTGACCTCGAAGGTAGAGGTTATAAGTACTACCAGTTCGGAAAGCACCTCAAAATGGGGAAGCTTTATTTCTACCATGGGCATCAATATGGTGGGCAATATCATACTGCTAATCACATCAGAAAGATGGGTTGCAATGTAATGTATGGGCACTGGCATGATTTACAGCATATGACAGCTACTCATGTTGATGGACCTAAAGCGGCATGGAGTATCGGATGCTTAAAAGATATGGGACCAGGATCTAATGAATGGTTGCATAACAGAGCAATAAACTGGGCACATGCATTTGCAATAGTAGATTTCTTTAGAGGTGGACTATTTACAGTGCATGTAATACAGATAATAAATGGAAAAACCTCATTATGGGGTGAATTAATAGATGGAAGAAAATAATGGATCCAATTCAATTTTTAGAGCAGTTTGGCATTCCTTTAACGGTTTCAGCCGCATTTGGATACTTTATATGGAAGCAAAATAAGTTCATACAAGATGAGCTCATGGAAGAGCTAGATGAGAGATTTAAACGATTAGAGGGCATTACTATAAAGCTAATAGACCAAATAAAGAGCACACAGCTAGATTTTCAGGCACTTAAGGGTTATGTGGAGGGTATAGAGCATATACTAAAAAAGCTCTTTAAAAGGGAATATAGGGACAAATAATGAATAAAGAGCTAAAAGAAAGACTGAAAAAAGCAAATGTTAGTTATTTCAAAATGCCTGGCTATGTACCTATAGAAAGACCATTTACTCTTGGTAATATGATATTTAGCAATAAAAGAACATTAGATGAATATGGAGGCGATGCAGAAATACTGGAAGAAGAAATCCCTCATGTTGCTCAATATAGAGAATTAGGAATATTAAATTTTTTAGGAAAATATTTAGGCGAAATGATTGAACATAAAGGTCAAAAGGATATGTATACCACTTTAGGAACGCTTGAATCTTTTCATCAGATGGATAAAGATGAGAAAAAGAAATTATTAAGTAAAGTTTTAGGGCCTGAGCGTGTATTGGGACCAGCCGCAATTACTAAAACAGAAAGATCCCTAACAAAAGGAATAGGTCCTTATGAGGATCATATGAAAAATGTAGACTATTGGCTAACAGATGAGTATGATGTACTAAATACTAGAGGGGATTTTAAATAATATGCTACAGGGTGTATTAATAAAGAAAGCGGTAGAGCTAATAGCAAAGCAATTCAAGCTTGATAAGATATTATCATATGTAGAAGATGACAATGAATTAGATTTGAAAGTCAATCAAATAGAAAAAAGATTGAATTTAGTAGAGAAAATGGCACATCCAAAGAGGGACTTTGTGGTGTGTAATAATTGTAAATGTAAGGTTGATGAATGTCAGGAGGACTCTTTGAGCTGTTGATAATTTTTTTCATCGTGGGCTATATTGATTCAGGTGGACCAGGTGAGAAATATTATTCATGTCCTGACTATTGTAAAGTAGATCATAAACATAAAAAGGAGATTGTATGCCAAAAGGAGGAGGAGGTCCAGGACCTCCAGTAACACCCCCAAGTACACCTTTAGTCAAACCATCTTCTAAGAGTAGAAGGCGAAAAAGAAAAGGTATAAAGACTAAACGCTCTCAAACTGGGATTAGTACAAGGCAATTAGCTCTAGATGCTATTGATAGGGCCTTGCTAGGGAATCCTAGGAACAGAAAAGCATTAAGAGAAATAGGTATTGCTATAGATCCTAAAAAGCAAGGAGAACCTTATGATCCTTATGATGATCTTACAAATGGATGGGCAACAGGCTCTATGGAAATGCCTGGTGGATCTTCTGTATATCAAAGAAAGCGTATAGATGGTCCTGCTGTATCTAATGTAGGTCAATCTCCAGAAGGAGAACAAGTAGAACCAGGCAATCCTGGTTACGATTTACCTGTTAATACAGATCCTCAGCCCTTTGATCCTCCTCAAGAACAAATGCAAATGGATCCTAATTGGAAATGGAATACAGGTCCCGATTTTGATTGGAGTTCAGCAGATGATTATAAGCAGCAACAAACAAATGAAGAAGCACAAGGAGATTCTAATTTCAATGTAAGCAATACTCAGATGGGACAAGGAAAAGCTGTAGGCTCTGTTACTGATTTAGGGAAAGGCCATTCATCTTCAAAATCAAAAGATTCTATTGATTCTAAAGATCAGATTAGAAAGATTAAAGGAGATCAAAAGAAACCTAAAAAGACTAAAGTAAAAGGAAAAAAAGTAAAAGGAAAATCTATCAAAGGTTCAAAAAAGAAGTCTTTTAAAAAACAAAGTACTACTACTAAACCTAGAATAAAAGATGAAGTATATACTCCTTTTCATTTAGGAATAAATAATGTTCAAAAAGCTTTAAAATTAAGAACTATAGACAAAAACGATATATTAGAAAATAGAGGATAATATGAATTTAATAGAAAAGTTAATATCAGATAATAAAGAAACAATCATTAATAGTATATTTGATGAAGAATTAAAAGGAAAGGTATGTAAGGCTATCAATGACAATGTTGACATTCCGTTTATAGGAGAGTCGACAGAGGCAAAGATCATTGATGCATTATACAGTTCTGTTGAAGATGTTGTTAAAGAAACAATACTACAAAAACTATAATGAATACATTTAAGTTTACTTGGGAAATAAATCATACTCCTTGCTTTAAGTTTTATTCGTCTTATTGCGTAGAATATACTAAACCTATATATAAATATGAAGAATAAAAAAGCATTTAAATTAAATGGAGCCATAAAAGGGTTGAATATGTCTGCTGATGCTAGAGATTTAGAGCCTAATGAAGCTGCATTTTTAGATGATATGTCTCTTTCTAAGAAAGGGAAGATAACTACTAGACCTGATACTTATGCTACTGATAATACTACAATAAAAAAATCAACAACATCTTCAAGTGGTGATGGTAATATTTATATAGACCAAATTTGGGAAACTGGTACTCATGTTACAGATGAAATGGATCTTGTTATAAATGGAGATTGGTCTTTTTGTGGTAAGGGGTTGTATAAATTTGGTGATAGAATTATGGGTACTGCCCATGCAGATAAAAAGATAGACCAGCCTCTTTATGGTAATATTGCAATAGGAGGAAATGTTAGCACTAATAATGCTAATACTGTTTTAGATGGTCCGAATGTAAAAGTAGAATCTTCAAGTATAGCTGCTGAGAATGAATTTGTTCTACTTAGGACTATGGATTCTATGGTCCATGGTGGAGTACTAAATACTTTATGGGTTGCTCCTATGAAAGGCGGGGCAATAGATGAATCTGGTAAATCGCAACATACACATAGTCCTGCTGGAACATCAATAGGTAGTGGTGGTATACATAGTTCTATACCGCTAGGAAGTGGTGCAGTAAGGCCTGTAAGAACTTTATCTCTTATGGGGATGACTTGGAATAGTGGCGAATGGCGAAACTCAACTACAGTAATACATCATGCCTATGCAAGTGGTAACTCTGACAATAACAATACCACTGCACAATATAATTTTGGATTAACATATGGGCACACTAGTCATGGGGGTGCACAGACTGGGCATGGAGTAAATTATGCATACTTCTTAACTGAAACAGTGGCATTAGGTGCAACACCAGCTGGCGTAAGTGCTGCTGGGACATCAAATACTGAAGACCCTGATGCTATATATACATATAATCCTATCAATTCAGATGGAAATACTACATTAGGTGGAGCTAAACAACTTTTTACTGAAGCTGATGTTTATAGTAATAATGATAAACAGTGGGATCTTTCTAATGTAAAAGCTTTGCATTTTAGAAGAAATGGATCGGTAGGTGCCTCTGGTCTTACTATATATTGGAATTTGAAATATAATTTTCAATCTACATATGCTCCTGATATGACAGGATTAGATATTATATTAGACATGGAAATAGACAGCGATTTTGACTTTACAAGTATGGTTGTATTTCAAGATAGCGATGCTGATAATATTTGGTTCTCTTATAATTCTACCGAATCTAGATATTGGCTAATATCAAGAGAGGAATGTATAGATTTAGGTATTTTAGGAGGAAGGAATAGAATTAGAATACCATGGGATGCATATTCTACACAAACTACAGGATATAATTCTGGTTCTGTAAGAGGTATTGCTTTAGCATTTATAGGTAGTAGTGGAACTAATACTGGATGCAATATGATGAAACTTTATGAGTTTTCTTTTAATGCTAGTGAGGGTGTTAGTTCATGGCGAGGAGATAAGTATATATTTTCTTCAACCAAAGTACATGGGAAAGAGGCTATTGAATCTATGCCTAACATGCTAACAGGAGGATCTGTTACTGATGGAGTTGTTGATGGAAGCTCTTTTGATGCCTTAAAACTTCAAGTTAGAAAGCCTGCAGATGGGACTATGCATAAACTTTATTGGCAAAGAGCAGATTTATTTGGATCAGGATCTGGAGCTAGATACTTACTTGCTATATCTGCTAATAATTTTGATGATGGAAGTGGTACAAATAAAACTGGAGTCTTAAAACCTTCAGGTGAATGGGATGGCCAGGGTAATGGTGATGCAAGTTTTACTGAAAAACAAGACGATTTAAGTGGTAATGCAGATGTTGCTATTTTACAATATCAAGAAAGACCATCGGTTTCGACTTGGACATTTGAAACAGGATATCCTATAAATACTAAAAATGTAATATATGCATGGAAAACAGCGGCAGTTGTTGGAAGGCAGGTGTATATAGGAAACTGTGCAAAACTCCACACTAACGCTAATTTAACTACTTCTGCAGATGTTACTGATCCTAATAGTGATGCCGCTGGAACTAAGCTTGGAGAAGTTATATCTTGGAGGACAAGTGGATATACTGGTACAAGTGATGTTTCATATACTTTGAAAATTACTGGAGGAACTGCAGGCAGTGGATTTACATATCAAGTTAAGAAAAATAGTGATGATTATGGAGATACCGTAACATCAGAGAATGCAACTAATATAACTGAACCTTCAAGTGGGTGGAGAGATATAGGAGAAGGTATACAAGTTGCAATAGCTGGGGATTATGGTGCTAGCTCTTCAGGTCATAATGCTACACCTACTTATAGTGTAACCGATTTAAATAATGCAGAATCAAAGATATCAATTACTTTTGAAAAAGATTTAATATTAAAAGGTCAACCAGGAAATAAGGCAGGGTTTGCTGATGCTGCTTATATAGATTTAGAGTTAGGTTCTGATCAAATAAATGTGATGAGGGCTGTGGGAGATAGATTATTTGTATTTACCACTGACAAATTGCAAATATTGCATGTAGCACAAGACTCTGAGTTTATTGAAGCTCAATTTGAAGGATATGGTATATTAGCTCCTAGACAAGTTACAAAAGTAAGAGAAGGATGTGCCTTTGTAAATTCTACTGGAGTATATTATTTTAATGGTACTACAATTCTTCCTATAAGTGAAAATAAAATAGATCAACAAATATTTACAGATAAGGATGCTATACTCTACGATCCTGCAGCAGATGAGTTATTGGTTGTATGTGATGCAGAGACTGGAGAGGATGGAAGTACTGCTGTAGCGAGTGCTGGAAATCAAAATTTTTATAAATACTCATTAAAAACAAACGCTTGGGTTGGAAAATGGAAAGATAAAACTCTTGCAATAACATCTAATTCTGCAATATCAAATGGAGTTAGTAATGATTATCTTACTGCTTATTTTCAAGTAGGTAGCAATCTAAATAGATGGCAACATTGGGCTCATTCTTATAAAACAGATATTTTATCTTGTACTGCGGAGTATAGAAGTCCTAGGCTTGATTTTGGCGATCCAGGTATGCTAAAAGAAATAAAAAAGATATATGTGAATGCGAATCTAAGTGCTTTTACTGCTCCAGATGGAGTAACAACAGTAACCCCTGTTATGACAAACCAAGTATATATTTCTATAAATGGAGGAGCAGATATAGCATTAACTGGAACTGCTACTAATTCGACTGGACTATTTGAATTTGATGTCCCATCTGATACTGCAAATAGAAGGGCAGTTAGAGATTTACAGGTATATGTAAAAATTACTCAGGCAGCACAAACAACAGAAGTTGGAGAAATAATTATTATTTATAGGGAACTTAGAGTAAAATAACTTAAATTAAGGCATAGATATGTTAACAAAAGAACAAAGAATACGTAGACATACATCAGCTCCAAAGGTTGATGTAAGGGGTGCTAGTGCAAAAACTAGTAAAGGAGAAGGTATATCTCAAGGTGCAAATAAGATTTACAAAGAGGTTAAAATAGGTAACGAAACTTTTTATACTCAAATGGTTACCAAGGAAGGTAAAGAATAATGACTATGAAAAAAGTAAAATATGGTCAAAAGGCATCAAGAATTTCAAGCATTGCTAGAAAAGAAGGAGAACTTCAAAGACTTATTAACAGTTACATAGGTGAGAAAAAAACTAGATTGATATCAGAACAAACAAGAGAAAAAGGTATGAAGTTTTTTGGAGATACTATTGCATCTGGTGTTAAAGCAGCTAATCTTTATGCAGAATCAATACAAGGACAAAATTGGGCTGATACTCAAAATTTATTAACAAAAGATGACTCTTCAGATAGAGGTATTCAAGTTACTACAAAAACTCCTAAAGGGGATGACTTTGTATCTACTTTATGGCTGACAGATCAAGAATTAAGAGCTATGTCTAAATATTCATTAACTACAGGGAAGTCTATTGATGATCTTATATGGCTAGATAAAGAAAAGAAAATATTAAATGAAAGATTTGCAAGGAGGATTCAATAATGAATTATGATACTACATATGGAGGTGAATCAACAGTAGAAGGAACTGCTCAACTTGCAACAGGTATAGGAGCAACCGCAGCCGCTGCAGGGCAGGCAGGATTTGCTGCATTTGCTTCATCAGGAAGTTTAGCTTGGCTTGGTCCAGTAGGTATTGGACTTGGAGTTGCATTAAGTGTTTATGACTATTTTGCTGATCAGGCAGCTGCAAAAAAACAAGGTGAAGCAGATATTGAAAAATTAAGAGAACAACAAACTAAAATTGGACAGCTGATACACGAATCAGGTGAGGCTAAAACATCTGAAGTGCTAGCAACACATGACTTTGTAAATCAAGCATCAGATAATATAGACGATTCAAATGCACAAGTTCTAACTGGTTTGAATACTGAGTTGAAAAAAATGATAGGAGTTGGTGGAGCAGGAGCTCTTGATACAGGTACTGCAGAAAGCAAGGTTGTAGCCACTCAACAGCAAATAGCACTTGAAACTGATAAAGCTAGAAATAAAACTATGACTCAAGCAGATAATATGCTTGCAGATATAAGTTCAATGTATGATACTAAAATACAAGGATATTTAACACAACAAGATAATATTAATGATCAGATAGGACAAATTAAAGCTTCAACAGGAGCAACAGGAGCAGTATAATATGGCAAGTAATCCAATGGAAGGCGTTTTAAGAGCTCTTGATACATTAGAGAGACAACAAGATAGAAATTTAACAAGAGAATTGGCTATATTGAGCAATGATCAAAGTGCTAAAGAAAGTGAAAAAGCCAGACAACATCAAATTGCTATGTTTGAAAAGCAAAAAGAATTTCAAATAACATCTGCTAATAATAGCATGATAGCTCAATATGGAGAGAATAACTTGACAATGGACGATAAGTCTGGTTTGTATAAAGTTAAAGCTGATTTCAATCCTACAGAAATGCCTACATTTAAAGTACAAGACTCTATAGAGAAAAATAAGATTAGAACTGAACTTGTATCTAAAAATCCTTGGTTAAGAGGGGAAAACAATACAGAAACAGATTCCAATATAGATACTTATTATAAATATTATGGCATGGGAGAGAGTGGTACTATGCCTGATGGATCTGAATTAAATATAGCTCTTGGATATTTTTCTCCTGAAGCAACTAAATTGGCTGGAGGAGATACAACTCCAGGTGTGCTTACTGATAGCGATATAGATACATATCAATCATTCGTTAACGGTGAAATGACCATAGATGAAGAAACAGGAGAAAGAACTATAAGCGAAATAGGATTGCAAGAAATAAAAAGATTTGGATTTTATGAACCTGGTGAATCAGATGCAGATGTATTGAAGTATTTCACAACAAGGCTTTCTTCTTATAGAAAAGGATTGCATGACCATGGAAGGCTACAAACAACAAAACAATATAATGATCAAAAAGATGCAGAATGGCAACAAAGTATTGAATATATGAATACATGGCTACAAACACCAATGGTTGCAGATATTTCTAATAAATATTCAGAAAGGCTTACAGCTATACAAGGACTTGTAAATTTAGATGCTGAAAATGGAGAGTGGATAGTAGCTTCTGGTCCTCAAGGACAACCTGTGTCAATGGAGAGTCTAAAGAAATTTGCTGTTAGTTATGAAGGTGGAAATCATTATCTATTTATCTACGACTTGTTAACTAAAAATGATCACTATGGAGCTATTGAGTATTTTGATAGATTAGGGGAAGAAGTCCAATCTCAGCTCGAACAAATTGATCCTGCATTTGTTAATACTTTAAGAGGAGCTGCAACCGTTACAAGTAAAGCAGAAGTTGTAAAGAATCTTGTAAATAAGTTTGTAAAAGATCCTAGTGAAAGCAGAGATGCTGGTTCTAATAATATTAAGTTTCAGCAATTACTAAAAGAAACAAACTTTCCTCAAAAGTATACTAGAATAAAGGATATTCAAGAAGATTTAATTAGAAGAAGAAGTACTGGACAAGGTTTAAATAAAGATGAAATAACCTCACTGTTAAATGAAAAGAAAAAGTTGGAAGATGATATGATCGGACTTATGAAATTATTTAATGAGACTGGGTTTAAAAGTGAGATTTTAAATTGGAGCCAAGCATTAGATGCATTAGGCACTATTAATTAGGAGTATTTATGGCAGACAGTACAAAAGTAGTATCGCCCCCAAAAAATGAGTTTTCTATCGCAGAAATGGATTCAATATTATCCTCTGAAAGTATATTTTCACTACAGAACTTACAAGAAAATTTAGATGTTGAATCACAAGCTGTATTAGATTCTATACAAACAGCAGCAAAAACAGATAGTTTAAATAAGAGTCATGAAGCGGCATTGAAAGCTCTAATTAAAAAGTATAATAAACCTGTAGGAGAATTTAAGGATCCTGAAGTTTTAAATACAATTAAAGATAGGTATAGTAAATTAAAAGAGCATACAGAATCTCAATCTATAGTATATAAACAACTTGTTAATTATAGAGATAATTTGAATAGCCAAATAGAAGAGTTAGATAACAGCATATCAACTAAAGAAGATATGAAAGGATCAGGATGGGATACTTTTGCAAGTAATGCAGGGGATTACGTAAAATTATGGTCTATGAAAGTAGAAAGAGATGCTTTAGAGTCAGGGTTACTTTCAGGTGCAGACCCTAAAAGTATTTTTGGTAGAATACAGGAATGGAGAGCAGGTAAATCTTCGCCTCTTGATGAACCCTTATTAGAAGAAGAGTATTCTGGAGATATACCTTACTTTCCTGATGCTGCAGTACAAAGTTTACCTTTTTTTGGCATGCTTCCAGGTTCATTTTATGACACTATGTTTAGGACGGGTAAAGAGGATGATCCTAGGACCTTCCTTGCATCAAATTATAAGAAATATACAGATCCTGATTCAAAAGGATACTCTGTCTATACTCCAAACGTTGAGGGGGTTGGATCTCTTGTAGAAGGAATTACAGGATTGGATTTATTTAGTGAGGCCTATGTAACTCCTGCAGAATCATATCACAAAGCATTAAGGGCTCTTGAAGCTTTTGAGAGTAAATATGCATCTGAATTAAAAACATTAAATCTTCTTGATAATCTAAATGAGAAAGATAAAACTGTAGCCTCTTCTAGCTTGGTGCAAAAATTTCAACAAAAAAAAAAGAATGAAGAGACCTTGAAAAAGAAGGTCACGTCTCAGAGTCCAGGCACTGGTAATCCTTTAGCGACTCCAGTTACTCAGGTTACTGGCCTAGACACTCTTAAATATAATCAAGATATTACAATGAAGCTTGATAAAATACCTAATGTAGATAGGACACAGCAAGATATAGATTTATATAACAAGGAAATTGCTTCAAAAAATCTTAAACATATGAATGATTTTCTTGGTACTTCCTCTATGGCGGAGCTGGAAAAAGATCCTGAAAGATTTAGATTGGCTGTAGAGCTATTTGGTTATTCAAATCATTTTACCGATGAAGATTTTAAAAAAGATCCACTATGGGCATTAGAGAATCAAGTAAGGATGTATAGTGCATTTGCTAATAGCGGCGTACAGGCTGATAAAGATTTTTGGCTGGCTCAGGCAAAGGAATATCAGGAAAAGGTAGATTATTTAAGGTCAATAGGATTTAAAAGACAGAGACGACATGCAGGTGACGATGGCGAACAATCGCATCTTTAATAATCAAAGTAAGGGAAGATAATGGGATTAACTGAAGATTTTTATTCACAAATACAAGAATTAGAAGATGATAAAACTGGAATAGGATATTTAGGTCCTACTATATCCACTGGAGCCCCAAAGGATCCTTATGGGGGAACAGGTCCACAAAAGCAAAGAAATGCAGCTATTGATTTCCTTGGTCAAACGCTATGGAAAGCTGGTAGTGAATTTTTCTTAGGAGCCCCTGAACTTCTTGTTCCTGAACAAGTAGAAAGAGAATTTTTAGATCCTCAGACAGCTGCTGGTAGAGTTGGTGCTGCCATTGGAGGTACAGCAGGATTTGTTGGTAGTTTGATGTGGGGTCCTTTAAAAATATTTGGAAAGGGAGCTACATTAGCCGCTAGACCTTTCATTAAGGGTGCTGGTAAGCCTGTAATGGCTAAAACTACTGAAAAGGTGTTATCTAAGACTATTCCAAAAATGACGAACAAAGAGGCTGTAAAATTTGTTCAAAAAGATTTAGTATCAGGAGTTAAAGGTATTTCTAAAAATGCACGTTGGGATAAAGCCCTTGCTAAAAATTGGGGAGTTAAATCTCAACAAGCTATTGATTCTATTGTTAAAGGTGGTCTAGGAAAAGGTGTAATTACAAATGCTGAAGCTCAGATTATTAAGAAAAATTTTAAACAATTTACAACAGAAAGACCTATGGAGGATTTTATTGATTTAGCTCAAAGTTATTGGCCTGGTCAAAAAGGATTTGTCATAGGTAGTATGATCCATGAAGGAGTTATGTTTGGTGCTATTGATGCTGTTGCTGAAGGAATACATGCATATGATGATGGAAGAGAATATGATCCTTGGGCTCCAGTATGGGGTGTAGGTGTTGGTGCAGGCTTTGGACTATTAAAAATGTTAGGTCCTAAAGGTAAAGCTAGTAGCACTTCTAAAGATTTAATTGCGGGGTTAAGATCTGTATTTACTCATAAACCTTTTGAAAAAATGGGTTATCAAGATTTAATAAAGCATTCTAAGTGGCTAGGTGAAGATATAAAAGCTTCTGGTAAAACACATATTTTTAATTGGAGAGATAAAAGTGGAGTATTGAAAGAAGTAGATTTACTATCTCCTGAAAGCTATTTAGCAGGAGTTCCAAAAGGCGAAAGAGCTCAAGTATTAAGAGATGCATTGAATGCTCTAAGATTGCAATATGGCAAGTCTATGATAAAGTGGGCTGGTAAAAATGAATTTGATAGTGTAAAAGAAAACTGGATGAGAATGATTGGTGGCACTGTTATTATGAATGCTAGAACAATTGTAGATATTACCAAAGGTCATGAAATTCCACCTGAAGATATAATGACATCAGTATTGATTGGGGCTTATCTAAATAGAAGAGGTATTCCAAGAACTCCTGATATGCATCAAGTTCAAATGACTCGATTAAGAAGAGGATTAAAGATAATGGATACTCCTGGTAAGTATTCTGAAGCTATATATGATGTTTATCCTACATTTGGACATTCAGGCTCATCAGATGTTAATCCTATGAATAATAGGAGCTTTAAAAAAGTTATAAAGCTTGCTGAAGATATGGAGATAATATCTAATAATGATAGTGTTGTTCAAGCTGAATTGCCTGCTAAAGATTTAAATGGAAAATCTGCAATTAGTGTTATGATGTCTCAAAAAGATATGAAGATGTTTAGATTGTTTTGGCAGTTTTTAAAAGGTGCATCTGGACAACGATGGAGAAAACCATTAGCAGCCATAACAGAGCAAGAAGCCCTTAAGATTACTAGAGCATTAAAAAAGACTAAATTAGAAGGTATAGAAGTAAAAGATTTTGAATCTATGGTCACAGCCTTTGATGTCAATACTAATAATATATACACTGAGTTCCATGATGGAGTAAAAAGAGCAGCTTATGAAATTCTTACTGATGGTATAAAAGGTCAAGAGATTACTGTAAATCATTGGAGCAACAATGAGTTAGGATCTGTTCCAAGAACAATAAATATTAGCCAATCATTAAAGAACGAAATCAAGAGTGGGAAGCATAAAAATATTTTAGGAGAACCTATCAATCCTAAAGAATTAAACACATTGCAAAGAGCTATTAATCATATTATAGAATCTGTTGTAAAGACTGGGAATGCTACATTTAGAACTGGAGAAGGTAAAGATGTAGAGGTAACGACTTTGCAAGAATTATTAAATTTAAAAAGTATTGTTCATAATGCTGAAGCTGGTATTAATGCTAGCATGTATAAGACTTTAGACTCTGGTGTTAAATTTACATTTGATGATTTACCAGACTTAAATATTCCTTTAATAATGCATAAATCTAGGAGAGATTTTGATAAGATGGAATCTTTCTATAGTAAGGTAGATAATTTAGATTTTAACATACTAAGAGAGAAGCTTGTTGATACTGGTATACTTGTAAAAGATACGAGTCAAGGCAAAATTGAATATAAATTGGTTGCAAGTCAAGATCAAGTTAAGATAAAAGATACTGGAGAAGGTATATCTGATCAGCATAGATCTATATTAAGAAATATCCAAGCAATACTAGGAGCTAAAGGTGAGCATTCTCTTGATATAAGAAGCACTACCAGTCCAAATCCTAGAGCTTTTGATGACTTAATTGAATACTTAAATAAGAATGGTATTGTCACCAATAGATTTATAATGGATGATCTTACAAAGGCTATTACAGATAGAATATGGAGTAAAGTTTTAAGAGGATCAGATATAACCGATAAAGATGTAAATCTTATTGAATCATTTATGACTACAGGTGATGGTGAAGTTCCTATGGCTAGATATGTAGGTATAACCAAAGGTGGTACTAGATTTTCGATGGATAAAATTGAAATGCCTGGTAGGGTCTCATCAGAAGTTAAAAAACAAATCCAAACTATTAATAAAGCTGTAGATAATGTTATAAAGGCTGGTACTGTTGGAGAACAGCAAATTGTAAAGTTAGGGGAAACTAAAGTTGTTCCTAATAATACAGTTGGAAAAGATACAGTTAATCATTTACATAATTTAGTTCAACTTTCAAAAGCAGAATCTAATAGAAGGGCTACTGAGTCATTGCTTGATTTTACACAAATGATTGATCCTACAAGTTCAATGAAAATAGGAATAGAGAATTACTTATTACAGAATGGTGGAAGATCAGCTGAACTTTTAGGTCTTCTCTCAAGTGAAGCTATCCTTACTTCAAAGAAAGTTAAAGGCCAAGTTCAATGGCTTATAAATAAAGAAAAAATGGATGATAGCCTGATTACTAAGAAGATAATGAACTGGCTTGATACTTTTGGAATATCTACAAAGGATATTGAAACTTTGAAATCAAATGCTGAAAAAGAGATCGATCAAATGATTCATCAAAAGTATTCAGGGCAATCAAGTTATACAGCTCAAAATTTCTTTCAAGAGTTCTTTCCTAATGATTCTAAATTAGGCAGTCAATATCAAACAGGAGCAGAGCAAGAAGTATTTATATCAGATAGATTGTTCAATTCATCTGGAAAGGTTAGAAAAACAGCATATAAAGATATTATAAATGAAATATCTGAAGTTAAAGTGCAAGAAGGTAAGGATGTAAATATCTACACAGGTGAACATGTTTATAAAAATAGAAATAAATTAAAATTTAAAGCAGCTTATGATGATATGGTTGATAAGTTGCAAGTAATAGCTTCACAAAGAAAAGGTGTAATCTCTAAAAAAGTTCTTTCATTTAGGACTGATGGCTTTAAAGAAGAAGATATAACAATGCAAAGAACAAAGGTTACTGAAAAATTAGATCTGTGGAATGGCAAAGAAGATGGTGTAAATAAACTTCCTTATGTATTTGTTGATGGAGATATGAGTACATATATGGGGAATATTACTAATAGTAAGTTTTTCATGAGGAATGTAAATATATTTGAAATGGATTCTAAGCATTCACAGCTCACAGAAAGAGATAAAATGATGTATCAAAAGCTTTGGAAAGATAAAATGAACGATTATGAAGCTGACACATCAAAGCCTATTATGACAAACACTTTAGGTCAAAGAGTTACAGATAGAGATGCTGGGATATCCATAGTTAGATTTGGTAATGCTAAGATGGGTATTGGATTTTCTACCTCATCTTTCAAGGAAGTTACTGAAATATTCAGAAATGAGATATATAAAAAGTATAAGAATAAAGGAAGTAAAAAATCTAATGAAAAACTTGAAAGAGCAATGGAACAATTAGATTCTGCAACTGCTTGGGATAGTATTCATGACAATGTAATGAGATTTATGATCATGAGAGAAATGATGGTAGGGAAGAATATAGATAGAACATTAGATTATTTAAATACTTCAGATGCTGTTAAGCTTGCAGATCTAGGTAAAAGATTTAATCTTCTTCATACTCCCAGCTTTAAAAGGCCAGATCTAGAAATTATGGATGTTCTTAAAGGCGTTACAAGAAAGAAGGGTGACAAAAATATTATAGATTTTTATAAAAAGAAAAAGACATTTGGGGTTGCTGTATGGAACGATGAAGACTTTGCCAGGATTTTTGAAAGAATGGCGAAACAATTAGAAAAGCAAGGGACCTCAATCGAAGAACAAATTGGCTCAAGAAAAGATGGCAGTGGGTTTGATAGTGTATCTTTTATAAGTAAAAGAATGAAAAGATTCTTAGAGCTTTACTATGGAAGAGGTAAATCAAAATCATCTGTATTTAAACCTATTATGTCTTCAAATGGCAATGATTATCTTCTTTTTGGTAAAACAGTATTTGTTTATTCTCCTGATGCTCAAGCTGAAGTCTTTAGTAAAGATTCTTCTTTAGATATTTTAACCACAAGATCTGCAGATAAAATGAAATCTGCTGAAGGATTTACAGAAGTTAAAGGTCAAGATAGATTTACATTAATAGATAAAGATGTTGATGGCCTTTTAAATATAAGATCAAATGAATTAAGGAAATTTACAAAACAAATACCTATTGGAAATGTAGGTGTTAGTGTTATACCTGCGAATAGAATGGCAGGAAGATTCTCTTTATCTTTAAAAAATTATATGAATGATTCAGAAGCAGGCAGAGTATTTAATGAGCATTATAAAGATCCTATCAGACAATCAATAATTAAGTCAGTGCAGCTCTTTCAAGATCCATTTCATAGAAGGGCGGCTTTAATGAAATTAAAAAATACAAATCCTGAAGTTACTTTAACTGAGCTTGCAAAAAGCTCTGAAGGTCAAGAGAATTTAAATATGCATTTAATGTGGGCATCTTTACATGAGATGTCTGATCCACTTGCTTTAGGATCTGATGTTATAAAAAATTCTATATTAAATGAAGTTATTAATCCTAATATTGGACCTCATAGTGTTACAGGTCCAAAAGGTCAAGAGCAATTTTTTGGATTCACAACAATAATAAAACCTTCATTGACATTAAGAGATCTTGATGGATCTATAAGAAAAGGTTCAGGTGAAAATACTCAGATACTTAAAGGTCAATTATTTCTTCCAGAGCATATGAAAAATGCTGATATTCAATTTAATGGTAAGGATTTAGAATTAAGAGTTATCAATAAAAAGACTGGAGAAGTTAGAGAGTTTAGAAAGCTTTTTGAGGAGTTAGCTCAAAAGAATAAGATGGACATGAATTTAGTTAAAAAGGTTCTTGATTCTACTATGGATGAAGGAAAGTTAATTGATGTCTTTAATCTTATAAATGATCCTAATAATGGCAGACTATGGAAAAGAGGAGCTGAGTGGAGTGATTGGGATCTAGGTGTTGGAGTTGTCAGATATCCCAGAACTAGACCTAATGATTTAGCGTTCCTTAGAATAAAAGGATTTTTGAAAAAAGAAGATGGCAATACTTCAATATTAAATGATTGGGATGTATTTAATATATTTGAAGGAGATTATGACGTAGATGAGGTTCATATATTCCATGCATTAGATAGAGCTACATGGAGGCATATGGATAGAGTTAAAACAAATTGGGTAAATACTGCTGATGTAGATATAAGTAGCCCTAAGTTGCCATCTCTTGAATTGCTAGGATTTGATGCTAAGGCAGAAACTAAAAGTTGGAATGAATTTGATGGAAATAATAGACACTACCAACAAGGAATAGGAACTGTTCAAAAAACAATTAGACTTGTAAATCAAATTGCCAACATGGGAACATTCAATAAAGATACAGGATTAAGAGAGCTGCAAAGAACAAATAGATTTGTCATTGGAGTTGATTATGATAATGCTAATTGGTTTTCAAGGAGTGCTTTAGAAGCTCAATTGCTTATTGATTACTGGAAAGGAGTCCCTGAAGAAGCTATGGGATCTGATCCTGTGAATACATGGAGAAGGAGATATTTATTCCCTACTTTAGAGAAAAGTGTCAAGGGCAGCGAATTAAAAACTAAGCCTGTAGGGTTTATTAATGATTGGATAGGTCATCATAAAAGAGATTCAAAACAGAAGAAAAGAGTTAGATTATTCAGAAAGATAGATCTTGCTACTGGACAAGATGTCCCACTTACTAAAATTGAGAAAAGAGAAATTGAAATCATGATGAATGAATACTCTAAATTTTTAACTCTTGGCAGTGAGGTATATGATGGCGGAGTTGGAAGAAAGCCTACCTATGATAATGTAATGGATATAAGTGGAAAATATTTTAATTATCTAGAGAATTTTTCAGGACATATCTATAAAAAAATACGAAATGAGTTTGCTGGGACTGAGTATGATGCAGAGTTTAGAAGTAGATATCAACCTTATTTAAGACCTTTTAGTTGGGCAAAAAGACAATTAAAAAATAAACAATTATCACAAGAAGAGATAGCTAACAATCCAGATAAGTATCAATATGAATGGCTTTCTAGGACTCCTTGGGATCCTCAAGTAATTGAAAAGATTGAAGGTATTGCTGGAGTGAGTACTGATAATTATGGCAGGAAGATGTATGGAGAATCTAGAAATGGAACTGTCTTTGAAAGAATCTATCAAAAACTGCTTAGAGAAGATCCTTTAAATACGGATGGAAGAAAAGGAACTCCTGAAGTATTTTTAACAGGAGAATTATATAGTGAATTTGAATGGGCTTCATCTCAAATATTGGATCCAGAATGGAAGTTTACTCAAAGACGAATGAATAATATAATGCCTAGGATTTTAAAGGATTATAATGAGAATAAAAAGCTTATTACAAGTTATAAAAGATTAATATATAAGATTGACAAAGATAATACCCTTAGTAAAAAACAAAAGAAAGCAAGAATAGATGGATTAAATAGGGTTATCAAAGAAGCGAATGAAAAGATACAACCATTGCTCACAAAGAAGTATCTAGAAACAAACTCAGCTAAAGACCTTGAAAATGTTAAGCTTGTTGATCTTGAGCAAGATAAAATTATTACAGAGGGAACAGTTCAAAATTGGGCTTTACATCATTTAAGAGAATCTTTTGAGCCTGTATCTTCAAGAGGATATGCAGAGTCATTAAGAGATGCAAAAAAGAGAACTTATTCAGAGTATGTTGATTATACTGGTCTCGAAACTATAACTCAATTTGGATCTAAAACATTAGCTGATGATCAAATTAGAGACAGAAGAAGACAAACAAGGCCTCAAGATATTCAAAGTGTTGAACAGGTTTTAGCTAAAGATATTTTAAATGGTCATGCTAAGTATGGTATTAGGTGGGTTCTTGATTATATGGCTCCGTCTCAAAATGAGTATAGGTTAGGTATTTATAAGGGTGAAGTCATGCCTATTGCTGGTAAGGCTACTGGTAGATTTAAAAGAGGTATAAAATATCTTCTTGATCACTTTAATAAGTTACCTGCTGGAAGTTCTGAAAAGAAAGAAATACAGCAATTATTAAAAGTTCTATCTCAAAGATGGACAGCATATAATAATTTCTTTACAGGAAACTTTAGACAAATGCCTATTATGAATGATACTGATATGTTAAATCATATAAACAAAGTACCTGGGTATAGTGAAAGATTTATAGGCATGATGAATAAGTATAGTGATATTGGCATTGATAGAAGCATTATCCATAAGAGTCCATTTAGCATGGGACATAGCTATGATCAGCAGTTAGAGTTCTATAGAGCTATGATAGAAGGAGGTGCTAAAGCTAAGGATGGTATAAATAGTATTGAAAAAGGTATATCCTGGATTACTCAATTAGCAATGGAAAATGGATATGTTAACCCTGCATCTTATCTTGCAGCTATGAATGTAATGAGAAATGAAATGGTAAGAAATGGCTTAGATCTTCAGTTTCAAGGTGTAGATGAACATGGACCTATCAATAGGTCAGAAATCATGAAAAGAACCCCATTATACTCCGTTTTAGGTGGTAGTAATGGTGGAGGTATATCCCTTTCACCTCCTGCTTTATTAGGGGACTATAAAATGGAGATTCTTAGAAGGTTTTTACATAACTCAAGAAAGATGAAAAATGTCACAAGTGAAAGAAATAATTGGGAAAAAGTATTTCAACAAGCAGAGAAGACTGGACCTTGTCTTAATCGTATAGGTCTTAATATTACAGGAGAATAAATGAAATTAGGCGGAGGAGGTTGTGATACAACCAGTTGGAAGAAAAGATTGAAAGAAAGAGGTGATGAGTTTATAAAAAATCCTAAAATAAAAGCTAAATTTCCTGATGCAAGTCCTTATGTTGAACTTGTATTTGAAAAGGTGTTTAGAGTCCCAATTGAAGAAGGTATAGGCAATTCAGCTGTACATATAAACAAAGGTACTTATAAGACTTTTGATAGAGAGTTGAGACGTGTTGAAAAAGCCATTGAGAATGATAAGTTAATATCTAATTTTGGCAGTCTTTTCTATAATACAGATTCTATTGTTAAGAATAATCCTGTACTAGGTAAACTGACTGACGACTTATTAAGAGTAAACTTAACTTATCAAGGAAGACAGCAAAAACATAATAAATCATTTAGTAATATAATTGACTTCCTTAAGAAAGAAATGAAGATTCAAGGTATGACAAACTTTTTTGGTAATGCTAACTTAAAGGGCCTTCAAAAAGCTGCTGATAGATTAGAAGCTTCAATACAAGCTGAATCTATGAAAGTACAAGCTGGAACTGGATCTCTCAAAAAGTTAGAATCTTTAATATATGAAGAACAAAAATTCTATAAGTCTGGAGAAGGTAAAGTCTTCGGTGAATTATTAAAAAATATAGAAACAGATGTTAGAGATCTTGAAATTAAAATTGAATCTGACTATAGAGCTAAAAGAAAAAAAGCATATGATGATTTTACAGCTGGCAAGATAACTAGAGCTGAAATGAATTTACAATTAAAACAATCAAAAGAATCATTAAAAAATGTTTTAAGTGAAAAGATAAAATCTGAACCTATGAAAAATGCAGTTGCAGAATATATTGAACTTATGGATGATATGTATAAGGTCATAAGTAAAAGTATTGATGCATGGGGTGAATCGTTAAGACTTAGCATGAAAGATAAAAATATGAACCCTGAAGTTATTGATGAAGTAGTTAGTAAAATAAAAGAAAGAACAATGCCCAATAAGGAAAAGGGTTATTATCCTCATAATAAAAGAGTATTAAGTATTGACTTTTTAGATAACTTAATGCCTAGAATGCAAGCAGTATCTGATGCTTTAGGAGAAGGTATACGTACAAGAAGTAATGCTATAGATGAAGCATTAAAACAAATGAATGCTTATGTTGATAGACATGCATTAGGCAGAAGACTATCTAAAGAACTTACAGGTGAATCTTTATCATCTTTAGAGGGAGAATATTCAAAAAACTTTTTAGTTTCAGTTAAAAGATATATAGATGAAGTTGATCGAATGAATATGATAGCACATACAGATCAATTAAGTAAAACAGCTTTAATGGAAGCAAAAAAAATGTTCAAGAGTGGTGAAAATTTGGATGGGTATGCTATGGATACTGTTCAAATGATAAGAGATATGAATAGTGCTATGAAAGGTGAGGTAGGATTTCAAAATGAAACTGCAAATCAATTAGTCAGATCATTATTAGGTATGGAGTTTGTATCTAAACTTGGATTGAATGTAAGAGGTGCATTAAGAAACTCTACCCAGGCTATGTTAAATTGGGTTGAATATGGACCTAAAATGCATTTTCAATCAATGAAGTTTTTCAGGAATAATCCAAATTTAGATGCTGAAGTTAAAATTATGATGCAAGAATCTGGACTTGAATTTTCAGAGGATAGTATGTTAGCATTGCTTGGTGGAGCTGGAGGAAAGAAAGGGTTTTCTAGGATAAAGTTAAGTGATAAAGATGTAGTAGAGTTTAAAAAACCTTCAGTTATTTCAGGGTTCACAGAATCTATAAGTAAAGCTTCTGGAAAGATGGGTTATTTAATGAGAAAGGTTGAAAATTTCAACAGACAAAGTACTTTTAAATTGTCTTTTTACAGAATGTATGATACACTTAAAAATTCAACTCCTTATAATGAAAGCTTAAGAAGAGCTGGTATGAGTGATACTCAAATTGATTCTGTTATTAAATCTAAAGCTAGAAATTATGCTATAAGAATGACTACAATGTTGCATTTTGATTATTCAGATGTTGCTAAATCTAAAGCTTTAAGACACCCTGTTGGTAAACTTATGGGGCAATTTCAGCATTATGGATTTAAGTTCTTTGAGTACAATAAAAACTTATTAGCAGAGGCTAAAGATGATATTATCACTGGGAATATAAGAGGACCTAGAGCAGCGAAAGCATATAGAATGGGTATGATATACTTTTTAGCTCCTGCCATTGCATCAACAGTTACTGGTGTAAACTTTAATAATTTAATGGAGCATGACACTAAAAATAAGGCATCTCAATTATGGACTTTATTAACTGGAGATGATGAAGAGATTAATAAAGCATTTTATGGAAGAGGACCGATGACCCAAATTCCATTTTTAAATTCTCCTGTTTTATCTGATTTACTTTCTTTAGGACATATTAATGAATGGTGGGAAATGGATGAAGATAGCATGACTGCAATGTTAACAGGCTATGAAGATTATGGCATGGTTAGCGGTGATAAGAAATATTATGAACAAGCAAGAATATTTAATATACAGCTAGCCAGGACTTTATATAGAACTATACCTCATCTTTTAGCAGGTAATATAGGATATGCATTACAAGGTGAGATTGGATTATTCAGGGATACAGATTTAGCAAAGAAAAAGAAGAAGTTAACCAAGCAGATTTCAAATATGCTTCCTGATGAATTAGCTGATGCATTAGCTCAACTAGAACAACATCAAAAAGCTGCTATAAAACCTACTCGGAAAACTTCAGGGGCTAGTAAGAAAGGAGGTGTAAAAGCCCCATTTTAGATCTTTTCTATTTTAGCTATTAAATCGTTTATAAGTTTAATAACTTCAGTAAGAACTCCTATATGCATACCTTTAAAGTCTTCTTTTATTTCAGACTCATGATCTAAATGTTCAATCATAACTTTTAATGCTTCTAGGTGTCCTATTGTTTCTTCGTATGGTTTACTCATCTTCTTCCTCCCATCCGCCTATTCCAAGCCATTTATCTAGTGTTTGTATAACAAGTATTGGTCCTCTATCTTGCTTACAAAATACTGCATCTACATGCTCTGTTGGCTCTAGAAATGAAGCTATTTTTTTCCTGACTTTAGCTTGGATTCTAAAAGACTTTCCCATTAATACATCTACTTCTTCATGGAATCCTAAAGCTTGACCATTGGATCCCCAGGCACGTTTAGCCTTCACTCCTTCTTTTTTTAGCTTATCTACTATTTCTCTTTCGAACCTATTACCTTTAGCTTTACTTGGACTTGGCATTTGCACCTCCATTTCTAAGAGTACCTCTAGTACTTGCTCCCATTGTTGCCTTTATAATTTGAGGCATTCTATTTAATGCTTCTTTCAATCCACTTAATCTATCTTTAGAGTCCAATATTACCTGACTCACCTGTGCCCTTGACTGAAGTTGACTTTTTAGTGCTGTTACTTGATTTGACAGTTTTTTCTTGTCTTCTACTAGCTGTTTGTTTATTATTTCTAGTATCTTTATCTGTTCCAGAGCCTTCGCGAAGCTCCCTGCCTTCTTCTTTGTTTGCATTCATTATCTCCTCTAAATGTTTATTAAACTCTTCTTCTTTGCCTGAAAAAGACACAAATTCAGTTATCAACCTATGAGTATAATCTATATATTTTTTTAGTTGATAGATTTCTCCCATAAGTATATTTGTTCTTCTTATTATCTCGTTCTTTCCTGGTTTCATATTTGGTTTATTACCCATTATAATCCCATCCTTGTTTTTATTCTTTCAACTAAAGTATCTACTTTTTGAATCCAATCATATAATTCATTGTAACCCTTCTTCAGCTCTAACTGATCAGCTGTAGATGTTTTGAGAGCATACATAGAATCTTCAAGTTCTTTCATTCTCAATTCCATTTTATCTTGTTTGGTAGAATCTTTATTTACTTTTTTCTTTGCAGCCATTTCTTATATCTCCTATTCTGTTTATATTTATTTCCAAATGATTCTTTTAATGCACATTTCTCACATATGATACCTAAGTTATTTTTAGTAATCATACCCGTCCATTCATAAAACATACCTCTATGAACTTTGCCGCAGCTATCGCAGATAGAATTACCTTTTCCAACTGGTTTCATATGTTCATTCATTATTTACCCCATTTTTTCCTTCTAACTATTAGTCCCATTATACCATAATTGGCAAGGTCAATAAGTGTATCTTCTATTGATTCATTGTTGGGATCTTTTTTATTAAGCATGAGGTTCATAAGCCTTGAAACTTTATCATTCATTCTGGTTACCAGGCCAAGTGTAGCTATATCTATATCTTTTCGTTTATCTAATTCGGTTTTACCCATACCTATATTAGCTGGTCCATAATCAAGTTGCTTCTTAGCAAATAATTCATATTGTTCTCTTTGTATCTTTTTAAACTCTTTGGATGTTTTAGGGTATCTAACCTCTATTTCATCAATTGGCTTCAATAGTTTCTCCTTTGTAATTGAGGCTAAGATGTAATCCTAGCCCCATTTACGTTTAATCTAACATCAAGTCCCTCACGTTCTCTATTTGCAGTACAAGTGAGGTGTAAGCCCCTTATAATGTTCTCTTCTTTAGATCTGTAAGGTGTTAAAGATAACACTTTATTGGCATTATATGCAATTCTAAAGGAACCTCTCGCACTGGTGATATCCATGCCTTCATGGAAAGCAGACTTGGTTATCTCAGATACAGCAAAGACTATCATATTGTTTTGAACAGCAATTTCCATTAATGATTGTGATACTTCTTCAACCTTCATATTGTTGTCAGCTTTCTTGGTTCTAAATAAACCCATGTGATCAACAACTAATATCTCAGGTTTTCTTGGTAGCATCATTATTCTTTTCTGTATTTCTTGTGGGTAGCAACTACTGTAGTCCACTGTCAGCCACTTGAAATCTTCAGATATACCATTATTGTATTGCTTGTAATGTTCTTTTAACTCTTCTTCACTCCAGTTCTTTTCAATCATTACAAACCTTGACCATATCTGCCTGGGTGACATCTCCATCTCAAGAAAGTAAGTATTCTTTTTGAACGAGTTAATCCAGTTTTGGAGAAGCATAGTCTTCATAGACTTTGGAGGAGCTTGAAGGATAACTACTTCTCCTGGATAAACTGGAAAATCTTGTCCATATAACTCACCTATATTGATAGGTTTATGATCGTTTGTTAGAAACTCAGCCAATTCTTTCTCCATTGAATGAGCATCCATTAAGCTATTACCTTTCTTAGCTTTAAACAGTTTGCATGTATTAGCACAGAACTTATCTTTAAGGAAGTCTTGACATCCATATCGATCACCACTACCATTGTGACCATCATATGTATGTGTAACTAACTTATCCATCTCTTCTTTAGTAAAGGGATGTGAAGAAAGATCTACTCTGGATCTCCAGTCTTCCATTACTAGTCTTACATAATGCTCTGGATATCTCCATCTTAGATGTGCTGCTATTCTTAGTGCTATCTGGTGTCTTGATCCTTGACTAACTCCTTCCATCATAGTTTGAATACAGGGATAGTTTACAGGATCAGGATTACGACCTAATAAGACTGGTTGGTACTTCTCTTCTTCTTGTGGCTTTTGACGTTTAATAACATCAAATACAGGTTCAGTAGCATTTAAATCAGTAGCATGTCTAAACTTCTTTTCTTTAGCTATCCTAAGTATATCGTCTATGCTTCCGTTTAATTCAGCCATTGTTACAGGTACTTTATATAACTTAGACTTGCTATTAAGTGTATAAGGTACTCTGATTAGTCTTGTTTTATCTGAAACTGACGGATCTGCATATTCATATATACCTGCATTCTTTAATGTATCTTTAACCTTAAGATGTAAATCATCACAAGGTTTCCATCTGAATGCTGCTCCTGCTATTTCTACGTGGAATCCTGTACCACTGAACCATACATCATATGGTATACATATGTCATCAAGTAACATAGTAAGCCCAATACAAGCTTGCCTGGCATTTTCACTATTACTACCATCCACATCCAGAATAAATCTATCTGGCATATATATTGCACCATCAAATGCAGATAAGGTTTTATTCTTTTTGACATAGTCTATAACATATTGATCATAGTCCCATAGTGACATGAATGTATCTTGGGCCATTCCTACCCATTTCTCCATATCACTTACATCACCGAAATGATGTCTATTTGATAAACCGAATGCGAACTCTTTAATCATATCACTGGCTCCTTTCCTTTTAAGTTACATTGGTATAGGTATCTAGCTCTTTTATCCTCTTGTCTTATACTTATATGATAGTAATCATCTTTTTTAGGATTAACAGCCATACCTATATCATCTCTAGTTAACCAATGCATGTATTCAGTTAGTCTCACCTTAAGACGGGTATTACATCTGAAAACTTATCATCACCATTCGTGTAATATAAAACACCACCATCATTTCCTTCATCATCCATCTGAGCAATTACCCACATGCCATCATCAAGTTGAAATGCAACAGGTCTATATTCCCATCCCCAGTTCTCACATTCTTTCTTTGTAAGGTATTCTACTTTAACTATCTTCTTGTTTAATAGAACACTTTGAGCTACTTTAGTCCATCTTTTTTCTACTTTTGCTTCATCTACTGAAAAATGATCTATTCCTTTGTTTTTATTATCTAGCTCTACTTCACCTTTCATAGCTTTATCCATGTTAGTCTCCTATTTTTTGTTTAATCTGTTCATAACCTTCAGTTGTCATCCAGGTGTAATTAAACTTACCATATTTACCTCTAGATTTGGCTCTTGTTTTAACTAGATAGTTATCATTTGTAAGATTGGTAATACTCCTTCTTATACTAGTAATAGGATAGTCAAGATCATACTTATCTTTTAGGATCTCTTGCACATCAAATGGTGTTCTAGCTAATGTATCATCGCCTCTAAATACATGTAATATTTGAGTATTTTGAGTCAATGCTTTTAGTTCTTCTTTCTTTAGCTCTGTTCCAGCTAAGTTTGTTGTATTGTAATACGACATTATCATCTCCTTTTAATGAGAAAAGGGTTATACCTAGTCTATAACACATAGCTATAAACATTCGATACAACCCTAAACTCGGCTTTTTTTCAGCTTTTAGAAGGGCATCTCATCGGTAACCCTAGTTTGAGTAGGTTCTACTGGCATAGAATCATCTGTAATTGCACCATTAGATGCTACTGGATTACCAAACTTAGCATGAGAATCCTCAGCTTGCTTCTTCCAATAGTTAACATCATCTTCAGTATATGTTAGATGCTCACCTTCATGTGCAACAGGTGCTATTCTATTCCATACTTTAGCATATTTAGGATTCTTAGGATTATCAACTATAAGAACATTTATCTTCTTACCAGTTAATCCAGCAGGATCATCATCATATTGAATAACAGGTTTATTTCCTGTTTGATCCTTTAGAACACTAATAATACCAGCATTAGCCAATTTAAACAACTTAGCTACTACAAACTCTTCATTGGTATCTTTATCGTACTGTTCATACATTCTAAGATGACATGCTTCATGATATCCATCGAAATATACATCGATGTATTTACTATCATTCCAAATACCTTCTTTGGCTGATGATATAGTTACAGTATGCCATCCTCTTTCATATGCATTTTGTCCTGGTTCTGCACCAGTCATTGTTTTTATTGCCATGTTATTCTCCTATTTATTATTAACTAATGAATTACCATCATCGTCTTTCTGTGCTATGCCTACCATTGCTGCTAGACCATATCTTCTACCATAAGTACAAGCTGCGCCTATAGCATGAGCATCTCTTTTCTGACCAAGAGCCATTCTAATTTCACTCTTAATCCACTGTCCCGATGTATGTAATAGCATGGTAGTTACATAGAATCCGTTTGTTACAGTACAGAATCTATTCCCTTGTATTACGGACAGTAGATATTTATTTAAATAGGGCATAGAGGCTTCAATTACAGTATGTAAATCAGCATAATTACTATTATAGAATGGGTTTTTACTTTTGGAGGTAGCTCCCTTCATTTCGCTCTGAGCCTTAGCCAATGCAGTAGCAAGTTTATCTATTTCAATAGACTTCCACTCATCTGATACAATAGTATCTGGGGCTGGTTCATCGCTATAAGGGACACCTGTTATTTCGGATTGTTCCATAAGGTCTCCTTCTTCTTTTTATGTCGACAAATCGTAAGCCTAAACTTACGAATTTTTCTGGAATTTAACAAGAATTATATAGCTTCCATATCTCTGAAATAATCTCTAGCTTGTTCAGCAGTTGATTCTCCATGATATGCTAAATCTTTCATTTCAGTTAGTCTATTTCGTAATTCTTCATTCTCTTCCTTTAATTTTTCTATCTGTTTTATTCTATCTCCATCAGGGCTTGTATTATAAGCATTCTTTTCTATAAACTCTAATACAACCTTAAATAGATTATCAAATAGTTCTTTCTTCTTACCTTCTTCGAACAGTTCATCACCATTTACTATTTTAGACATCTTGATCTCCTTCTATTATCATTTTGTTTATTCTATTTACAGTTATTATCAGGTCATTAACCTGATTTTGCAATTGATCAACTTGTTCAGCAAGTGCCTGAATCATTTCGTAGTTTGTTTTAAATGCATTCATATGATCTCCTTTTAAGTTATAAAGTGATACTACCTTGACGGAACCACCTTTGCAGTTTGCTTATATCCGTATTTAGGCATGCCTCAGCTTGGACTAGATAGCATCACTCTAATTATTTGAGAGAACCTCACATTTTCCTTTGCCTTGTCTATAAACCCATAGTTCGTCCATGGGACTTGCCCATGAGGCTCTTCTATGTGATTCCGATACCTCTTTTTATAGACGCTTACAATGGTATCTCAGCGTATTTAGGACTTACAGGACCAGTTATTGGCTCTCTCAATTTGGTAGTCAGGCAACAATATGCCCCAGTTACCAGCTTTAATTATTTGAGAGAGACTACACTTGCTTAACCCTTAATAACTAGTATTTTCAGCTTTAGAGAATCGTGTCACCCAGGGTTTATAATTCTCAGGGTATAGTGGTCCGTCTCTCTCAATTTTGTAGTAACTTTAATTAGTCTATTATATTCTTCGGGGGGACGGATGCCTGTTGACCGTAGCCAATTAGCAGGGTCTTACTCCTTACACCAGCGCAGAAGAATCACACGCCCCAGAATTGTCCAGCTCTGGGTCACTATCATGGTGGAGGTGTCTCTTGCCCATTATAATAGACTAAGAATTAGATATTACTTATCAGGATAGTATTTCTGGAAAGTTATCTATATAGTTCTTGATAATCCTTCTAACTTGTCCTGTTACGCTTCTATCTTGTTCTTTAGCTATTCTCTTGAACTTAGCAAGTCTTTTTTCGCCTAACTTTAAAGACTTCATGTTGTAGCCCGTACTGGGCATCTTTGTTTTAGCCATTGTATCTCCTTTTTTAGTTACTACTTAATTTTATGAGAGAGACCACGCTTGAGGGTGATTAATCAGATTACTGTTATTAACCTCTTAACGAATGGTGGTTTTAGCCGTAA